TAAAATCTGGTTTTCATCTTTTAAGATTCTCTGCGCGGTTTTTCTGATACGTTCACTCGCGCTTGAACCTGATGGAGAAATATCGCCAAGAAATTTAGTGATCGCCGCATTTTCCTGCTGTATACGCTTGCCTCCAAATCCTGAGAGCCCTTTCAACCCAGCTTTAGACCCTCCCAACATTCCCTGCCTGGCGGCCAGGGCAACGTCTCCCGTTGCCTCAGCCGGGGTTAAATCCAACCCCAGTCTTTTAGCAGAGTCAACACGTCTTAATGTGGATCGCAATAACTCATCGCCTCCAAATTTCCTCACCAGAGATGCGGTTTTTGCACCAAGTATTGGACCAGCGAAATCAAAAAGTTTTTTGCCGGCCAATCCGACTACGGGGAAGCCCGCGCTCAGGACACCGCCTAAAACAACATTTTGTTCTAAATTATCGCCTTCGGTAAACTGGGACGCTGCCAACCCGGCTCCCGCCAGTCCTCCGGTTACGGCCCTCCTGGCTATATTGCCCTGAAGCCCTCCAGGGACAGCCAGTGCGGGTAAGGTTTCGCCAGCAATTTTTCCTGCCTGACCTAAGAACGATTGCCCTGCCGGAGATTGCTCAAACTGTTCCCTTTCTTCAATAACTTTATTTTTAAATTCAGCTAATTTTTCAGATAACTCTGCAACTGCATCCACCGATTGAATGATGTCATTAAGAGGGTTCGAGGGATCAAACCCTAAAAAACTTGGCAGATTAAATTCTTTCTGCCGAATATCACTCTCCCGTAATCTTTGCTCAATACCCTGGCCAAATCGCCTAATTCCTTCCAGAAATCCTGTAAACGGCAAGGGAACAGGGGCTCCTATGGAAGGAGCCTCCTCAGGAGAACTCGGCTGTACGGGCATAGAATCGCCATTAGGAGGCTGTGGTAGTTGAGTTTGTTGCGATTGATCCATCCCCGCTATAAGATTCCGTATTTCTTGTTCAGTAGGTTCCCGATTACCAGTTATTTCAAAAACTGCACCGGTCGTGTTATCTGTTATTTCAAAAGTCGGCATTATCTAAGCCTTTTTATCGTAAAACCGCCTTGTGCTCGATCAGGAGTTTGTTGGGTTACCGGGGCACCTATTTTTTGCGAAACCCTGTTTTCTAATTCCGTATCAAATCTTTCTGCGTTAAACCTGCCAGAAGGATCGATTAATTTTAAGGTTCCATTAATGAAATCATCAAACATTTGTAATTTTGTATTAGCAATTTCAACCGTATCCCCAAAGTTAGGCATAAATCTTGTCCTGGTGTTTTCAACCTCATTTTCAGGCATAGCCGCTCCCGTTTCCAACCGAGTTATCGCCTGGATACCAAACTCCATCTTGTTTCTTAATTTGCGTCCATCTGTGAGAGGAGTATTGAATTGGGCATTAAACAAATTCGTTCTATTTAGTGTGCCATCTTTATCAAAAATTAAATTTCTTATTCCTGCCGATGCTTTCCTTGCCGTCTGTAGCATTTGAGTTTTGGCGGCATTTTCCGAGGTAAGATTGTCTTTTGGTCCTCCAGGAATAGGCGTAACTCCTTTAGCCGGGTCGTTTTTATCCAATAGCATGAATCCAGGAGGGAGTTTAAAATTTAGCCCCTCACTAAGATCGATTTTAACTCCAGGCTTAGTCAAGGATTTTACAATAATGTCTTTGCCTTCCCTGGATTTTGGGTCTATCCCAACCGCTTCCAAATTCTGTATCAACGAAGTCCTTGTCGGTATTTTAGGCGTTCGCGGATCAGACTCAACTTTGCCGGTGAGGGTTGACCTTTGACCGACAATATTTCCCTCGGAGTCAAAAACAGGGGTAAAAGTTTCCTGGGGTGTAGCTGGAACGCTCGCAATCGGTCTCCCTGCCGAATCAAACCTTTGCTGTCCTTGAGATAAGGTGAATCCAGGACTTGGTTTCGTTAAAGTCTTAACATCGGTCGCAGTGATTATTTGTCTTTCAATAGCAATTTCTTGTTCTTCCGGTGTCATTCGTGCCAATTCAACAAATCCGGTAATATCCTCACCAGCGATCTGCGCTTTTGATATTTCCTGTCTTATTGCTTGCATTCTTTTTACAGGGTCTTTAATTCCTTTAAGAAAAGTGGCTATTTTAAAAGCTTTGTCGGCCATCCTGGCAAATTCAGCAATCTCGTTCTTATCGTCCCTTTCAATCACTGCTAGAATATTCTTCGCGGCAGGTGCGCCCGTAAGGGTCGAAATACGAATAAGCGCTTCTTTTTCCTGGTTCGCCGTGACATCTGGATCGCTCAAAAGACGGATATTATCTTCAATTTCAAGCTCTTTTTCTTCTTTCAACCGTTGCTCTTCTTTCTTCTTAGCAAGATCTTTAAAAGTTGTTAAAAGCAGATCCAAACCTTGCCCGCTTGGTGATCTGGGAACTAAATCACTGCCCCTAAGATTCGCAAGAGTAACCATTAGCCGTCTCCAATTCATCTAACAGGGATGGGTAATTAATAACCAAAAACCCACAAAATTCTGATACGTATTGCGGAAATTTCTCTTTAACTTCATCAGCCATAAAACCTATATCAGGACACATTTCAATCAATGTACCCTTAGTTTTTTCCACCCAGTCCCATTGATAAAGTTTAAGATTTCCGATACTTCCTATTTCCTCAACGTTTTTCTTAAGGGTGGGATCGGAAAAAAAACTAAAGGAGGTAAAAGCGTCAAGAGCGGCGGAACCGATTGATGAAAAAGTATCAAATTTCTTTTGTTGCTGGGCTGCCCGCGCAACAGCATCTCCAAGTATCCCTTGACTGGAAGCCGCCCCTGACCCTGTTAAAATGCTAGCTATGTTCCCGGAACTCTGGGCACCCAAGCCCCCCAATCCAAGGGCTGCATTCTGGCCCGCTCCCGCGAGGTTTTGTGATCTGCCGAATAGTTGCCGTTCCAGTGCCAATCCGATATCTGTGGGTATCCTCGCAGCTTCTTGAAGAGCGGTGCCTGACCTGGTTAATCCGCCTGCTGACAACTGGCCTTCAACGGCTCTTGTTCTTTCGTCAACAAGCCCACCAAAAATATCGGTATTAAATAATTCTCTCAAGCGCTGATCCAAACCACCGGCAGTGGTGCCTTGTTGAAGAGCCGCAAGTTGACCCTGGCCCGCAGAAACAAAAGGTTGGATATTTTCCTGGGTTATACCAAACTGCCGGCGCAATTCATCGATACCCTGTTGGTTGAATGCAATTTGAGACTCAGCACCACGACCCGCCGCATTCGGCCTTCCTCCAAACCCTAAAGCATCCGCTACAAAACTCATTTTTTCACCTCATAAAAACGATGTTCATCATTTTCATGCATAAATTCCATCCCGGAAGAAATAGCAATACAACTGGCTGCTTTCTTGTCAACATGAATTTTTGCATAAATTTTTTCATGATCCGTATTATTGAAAATCCATTTAAAAGCCGATTTTGCGCTTTCAACCGCTCGCCTGCCACGACAGTTCCTGGTCATGTCAGCATGAATCAGTACCCCGTCGAGGTATTTGTTAAAAGACCATAAACCAATATCATCCTCAATTAAATATATGATTTCCCTGGATATAATAGGTTTCCAGGGAGCCAGTTTACAGACTTTTCGATAATCAAACGTCCGATCAATCACGATATCACCGCACCATCACTAAATCTTCGCCAGTCAGTACCATCCGACCAGGCAGGAACAGGTCCTCCCGATTCATCACTGACAAATATCAATCCGCTTAAATTGGCCGCCACATCAGGAACCGTAGCCACCGTATAACTGGTTAGTTTCAGACTGTCTCCCAGTAACTGATTCAGCGAAAAATCCACGTCATCAAAAAACAAATTGTATTCAACCGAGGGAGTAATTTGGCTATCACCACTTAAAGAATTGCTATGGTGCGGCCTACTTGAAAATTTCTTAGTCATGTCTGAAATTGCCCCCTGGCATCTACCGTTATATAATCATCAGAAAAAATAACATCTTCCGTAGTCAATAGACGAACACCCATAAACCCCTGATAGGTTCCCAATCCACCCGGGTAATTCCAGCGTAGTTTCTGGCCATACTCTCCTAAATCCCCTAAATTTATAGTGAGGGGACCTCCAAAAAGCACATTATCCCGACTTAAAAATAAGGATACGGAACCATCTGTTGAATTAAAACCCTGAGATATCCCCAGTTCAATTTCCTGCACTGAGAAGAAATCGACATCCGGTTGTTCAATGCCAAAATCAATAATCCGGGTGATACGTTCTCCATAATCTGTGTTTACTTTGGCAAACTTACCGATCTTATCCTTGAAGGCAGTAAAATATTCCCCTTCAAATTGAGCTATAAAGCCCGCTCCCCAGGGTTCTGATATCCCATCGAATATCGTATCCAAAAGAAACCAGTTGCCTTTGAGAAATGCAAAGGAATCTCTTCTTAATGTGAATGTGGCAATATCATTGCCCCGCCATTTAATGCGTCCCGGAATGGCTTCTGACAGTTCCCCAAGGGTATAGGTTGAAAGTATGAGATCAATCGCCTCATTGGATATTTTAGGAGCAAATCCCTGGTCAATGGCATAAATACCAAAGTCCTGATTCTTCTCCCGTCCAATAAAAAGAAACGTGTCGTTGTATTCCAGCAACCCACCGATAAAACCATTGTCAATCGCTCCGCCCCCTCGCCTTACAAACGGCACTGGCGTTGTCCCTTGATTTTCAAAAAGCTCAATAGAATCTGTGCCCATTATGTAAAGCGTATTCTTAAAATTAAATACGGCATTATTTTTGTCCGGCAAAACCTCCGCATCAAAGAAACTTAAAGCCTGCACGCTTCCCGCGTCTCCCACATCAGAGAAGAAAGCCGGGCTTCCATCCTCTGGGATATAAACGAATCGGTTATCTATATGAGCCACATCGACACAGGGGACAAAATTCGCATTGCCTGAAATGTCCACCAGGGTATCTGTTTTATCAAGGGTGTGGATTGCCCCGCCCTTAACAACGATAACCGCCTCATTGAACCCTACAGCAGTTTCTATGATCTGCGAGCCAGCAATAGTCCCAATTACAGAAAACGCGCCCGTTGTCGTGTCGGTAATTTTAATCAAATCCTGTGAAAAAACCATATACAACGAGTCGTTCCAAACAAAATTGCCACGAGCCAAAGTATCGGCAATTACACTTAGCCCAAGAATCCCAGGCCGATAAAGCAATCTACCTTGTTCATTTTTAAAACAATTCTGTAAGGACCGGCGAGTTCTAGGCAAATCCTCAGAACCCTCAAATCCATTGGGAAAAGGGATGCGGGCCATCTAAGCCACCCTCCTTGAGTTTCTAACCATTTACAGTTTGTCCTTTGCCGGCAAACACACGCCGAGTACGACCCCTGCTATTGCCAGCGCCCATCGGCAGTGTGCTGGAAACGACTTTATCAGGGATAGATATTTTTTGATAAAGCCTCTTTATATTTGCAAAACTCCTCCTCGCATTGTCCTTTAATTGCGCTGAAATAATATTGGCCCCATTATCAAACTGGCCTGAAAGCTCTAAAGCCAGATTCTGCACGATAGCGTTTCGGGCATCCGCAGGCTCGCTCAGTTCATCGCCTGACGCATCAAGTGGCGTGAAAGCAATCTCAATACCCCATGACAACCATAATTGCAGCATGGAATTGAGGACATCTTTCCCGTTCTCAATCGTTGCCGGTGTAGCTGGAGATGCTAAAGAATGTGCCCCGATATTTTCTAATGCGGATTTTATGATGTCTGTCCCGGCACTCATTTCACGCCCCGCATTTCCATAATTTGTTCATGGGCTCTATCCCTCTCTTCAGGTGTTATGTCAAACTCAATGACCTTTTCAATTGCCCTGACATCAGGATATCCATTAACATTAATGTCTTCCGGCTCCCCGGCTCCCAAAACCAAAGACACCCCCTGTCTGATGGCCTCAAGTCTTTCTGCTTCCTTTGCATCTACCGGACCAGGCTCGTTGTGAGCATCGTTATATTTTTCTTCGCTGGTATACCAGCCTTCTTCAAACTTTTTCTTCCATTCCCAGCGTTCCCCATTAAAAAGATAAATCATGTTTTATTCTCCTATAATAATAGATGAAGCTTCCCCTTTCTAACTTCCAATGCCTAGAAGGGGGAAGAATAAAAGAATTGGAATCTAAGACGCAACAAGCTCTCTTTCCATCTCCATTTCCCTCACCTTTAGGGACTGAATCCTACTCCAATTTCTACTTTCTGCGAGATCTCGCATAAGCCTGACTTCTGCATAAGCCTGATCCAGTTCTATTGGCATTACATCAAACTCAACAACCTTTTCAACTGCCATGAGATCAGGATATCCATTGATATTAATGTCTTTTGAGTTCCTTGCCACCATAACTGAAGCAACGCCATTTCTAATAGCTTTAAGCCTTTTAAACACCTCAACTCTTTGCAAATATTCTTCATAAGCACTGTCCAGTTCTGCAACCGTGATATCGAATCCGACAGCTTCCTCAACCGATTTAAGGTTGGGATCTCCACTTGCATTTAACTTCTCCCCTAAATCCCGTAAAGACCCTCCCATAACCGAGATAACTCCTTGCCTGATTGCCTCAATTCTTTCCTTATCCATGTTTTATTCCTCGTTTTAGGCTTCAATAAAAAGGTGAAAGATCGAAACCCAGGAGGGGAAGAAAACTCCCCCTCCCAGATCCCAAACACCCCACCAAAAAGATTAATCTTAGGTTTGTTTGCCTAGCAGATTTCCGCACATCTGCTCATTCAGGATGTTGGCTGCAAACCAGATGACCAACCGATATTCAGTACCAAGGTCTTTAATGTCAGCACCCTTGGCAAACAATATCTCAATGCCTGAGTCTGTTGACTCTCGCATCGTAGAAACACCGGCACCATCCAGGTCCATTGTTGCCAGCGATCCATGAATGATCTCTACAGATTCTTTGGCAAAAAAGATATTAGAAGGCGCGTCCACGGTATTCAAGAACGTGATCGCAGCATCATCAGGAGCTGCCGCAGAACAGTTTGCATACTCCTTTTCAGCCTGGGTTGGTGACCCGGCATTAGTGATAATTGCAGGACTGATTTTAATCACCGTATCAGGAGTAACCAATTCGAGAACACGGAAAGTCTGCAAAGTGCCCGTGTCGTTCTTATGGATCATGGAAAGGGCATTAACCCCTGCAATCGTAAAGGCATCGCCCACTTTGATAGTGCCTGCCCCCGTATCTATATTTAGAAGCATAGAACGGTTATCAACATTATTCCCATTTCCATCTGTTGCCAAAGGAACATGCTTTTGCAAACCATTTACAAGATAACCCGACCCCGCAGCCGCAACGATGGTAGGCATGAACGAAGCCTTGAACGAATCGAAAGTAGCTATCATAGGAATCTGGGAACGCTCAAAAGCGGTTAACCCTTTTCCTGTGAGAACCTTTCTTCCATCCGCTAAATCACCAGCCACCAAGTTGTAATCCGCAGGATTCATGATTAACGAGCGAGCTGTCATGATCGGAACATCACGTACCGTCATAGCCTCTTCACACTTAGCAACCTGTCCATAGCTTGTGATGCCAGATGTGGCCGTATCTTTTATAAAAAGAGTTCCTTCCTGGGCCACTTTAGTTGCCACAGCATTGTCCACAAGAGCAGATAAGGCCTGCACAGCACTCTTGACCTTCCTGTCACGCTGTAATGGGTCGTTCAGCTCTATGGTGTTCATGTGAAACGGAACGTTCTTAATATCAGAAGGTGTGGACGCATTGGCATTCAAAGTTGACGGAACAGACAGTTGCGTCATATCGACAAAATCTGCCGCAACCAAAGTCAACCCCTCCTTAGTAATCGATACATAAGGAATTGGCCTATGAACTGTCAACGCTGCCCTCTCAAACTGCGTGGAAGGCGGCTGATACGTCATCACCTGTTTTGCGGTTATATTATTGGGATCAAATCCCTCTAATATTTGTTCAAAAAAAACGATTTCTTCTTTGGAAAACGCATTATCTGCCATTTTCAATTACCTCAAGTTTTAACCTGCTCCTTCAGCTTCTTCTTGAAGGCCATAAGCTTTTTCATATTTCCGGTTTTTTTCGCTTCTTCACGTAATTTCTCAAGCTTTTTCTCATTAGCATCAAAATTACCACCAGGCGAACCACCTTCAAGCTCTTCATCAGGATCAGGAGTATTGTTGGATTTAGGCTTGATCTTCAATTCAGATCGAAGCGCCCCTATTTCCGCAATACCCTGGATCGGATTGGACTGAATTCTATCTGCAATACGCGCCGCCTCACCTGGATTTTTCCCCAGGTAATACAGCAAAACATGAGAATCATCGAAGTTGGCAATCAGATGATTGACCACATCATTGCCAAGAACCGCAATGGCTTTATCCTCGACATCCCCATAATCCTTTGCCCCAATCTCTTTAGCTCGCTCGTAATGTTTTATCTGTTTACGTTCAAGATTCTGAGTCTGGGCCGTCTGCGTATGCGTCTGAACCGTTTGCTTGGTTGCTTCGTCTACCTGTCTCCTGACTTCCTGTTTGAGCGTGGCATCCTGATATTCCTGATATTTTTTTACATATCCGGGATCATACACACCACTATCAAAATCGTCAGGATTTGGGATAGCTGATTGAGGCTGGGCCTCTTTCTGTTGGTCTAATGCGAGTTGAAGGATTTTAACCTTCTCCCTCTCAAGAGCCAGATCAGAATTGGCCTGCTCCTCTCCATGCTTTGCAGATTCAAATTTCGCATTCAGCTTATTAATCCGTTTCCGTACTCCAAGGTTTTCTGCGGGTTTAGGTTGCGAACCTGTCGATTCCCGGACAACATCAAACTCTTGATCCTGCGCATCAGTTTCAGCCTCTTTGGTAGATTCCCCCTCGGCTGGTGCCCCAGCAGACTCCTCTTCCTTTTTGGCTTCAACGTCTTGGTCGCCAGCTTTAATTGCCTGATCATCTTTCGCTGTTTCTACTGTTGCCATTATTTTTACCTCTAAAATGGTTAAAGAGTTTGCCTTGCAGCATCACGGTTTTACGTTCCGAGAAACGAGTCCGGTTTAGAGTTCCGGGAAACTGTACCTATTGATCAATTCCTAACTGTTCCCGCAAAACACGGGATTTATTAAAAAGTTTTTCATTTCTGTCAAAGCGTTTATGGTCTTCTTTGTGAACTTTATCAATCTGCTTATTCACCTTTTTCAATTCAGCCAGTTTCTTTAATTTTGTGGTGTTTCCCGTTACCTGTTTGGCTTTTTTAGGGAGCTTCAAGACGGGTGCCGTTGTATTATTTCGTTTCGCCATGACTACTCCAATCCTTTCTGAATTAAAGAAAAAAGTTTAGGATTATCACGCATTACTGAACAGATTCCGTTAGCCATAACCTGCACAACCTTCTCCTCCGTCTCATCATCCAATCCCAATTTTCCCATTTGGCTGGAAATGGCATGGAGGATTTCATGCAGAAGAGTATTCGCTTGCACCTGTGGCTTCCATCTATCATCAATAAGAATTTCTACTTCATTAGTTCGGCATAGTCCTAAAAAATCACTCTTTCTCTTTTCATATTCAGGCATTTTCTTAACTTCAAAAATGCACGATATTATCTTGATGCTGGATGGTAATTCAAACCCCATAAATAATCTCCATTTCTAATTTATAATGCCCGTTTGAATCCCTTAAAGAATGTATCCGGCGCCTTCTCCCTGGCCGTGAGATTGACTTTTTCTCTTTCCACCCCGACCTCGGATAGGGTTTTCTCGGTTGAAAAAATCATTATTTTTCGGGTAAGGCTCTATCACATTATCTTTTTTAGGACAATTACAATAGGCTATTGGGAACCCGCAACCACCAAAACAAATTATTCTTGTGACACTCATAAGAAATCTCCTAAACTGGAATGTTCGTTAAAGGTTGAAATATTTCTTTCCTGATTTCCTGCAGTGTTTTGGCCTCATTAACCCGTATGTCTGATACTGTTTTGGCCTGATCCATCTCAATACCAGCCAGGGTCTCCATTGTCTGTGCGGCCTTCAATTCTGCGCCCTTGATCTTCTCCGCACTAGCCGCATCCAAGTTCCGAGCTTCGGATAATTGCTGTTGGGTAGCCGCTTCAATTAATTTTCTTTGGGTTTCATCCTGTCCCTGCGGTTGTTGAGCCTTTGCTAAAAACTCCTTTTCTTCGTCCGATTCAGGCTTAACAAGACCCTGGAGCAACATATTCTGGCGGTTTAAGTCTTTCAGTGGACCAAGGCCCACGCCAGAGATATTATCTAAAAGCGTTGCCATGATTGCCGGGATATATTGCTCGCCACTTGGTATCTTGGCTATCGAATCCAGCATACCTTTTAAGTCTTCAACCGTCTGCTCTCGTAAGGTTTCATATTGCGGGCCAACATCGGCATATGCCCTGAATTTTTTGCCCCTAAGCGTATTAGACTCAATCAATCTCCCCGTTTCTTCATCAAACACCGTCTTTAATAATTGCTGCTGGCCATCCGTCCCGTCTTTGCCAATCGTCCTGACTATGCGAGCCGTGGTGTACACTTCGGCTGCCATAGACTGGTAGACTTCCCCCGACCATTCAATGGCATTAGAGATATTGTCATTAATAACCTGGGTATTGAGGTCTTCTCGCTTACGCATCGCCTGAATGGCCTTACCAGACACCTTGGGGTCCAACGTGTCTTGCGGAGCACCCCCTGTCACACCCTGAATAAACTCCGGGACAATCTGCATTAAAGCAGCCGTACTACTGTCCAATTGCTGAGGTTTGAGATAGCTGGTCGGGCCATGCTGGATTATTTTTCCATCACTATCCCTTAATGACCTGGCTAGCATATAAGGCTTGTTGTTTCTGTCTGACCAAATACCTTCAAGCCCTTCTATCTGATCAGGATCGAATATGGGCACCTCTTGCCCGGAAGAGGCGGAATTTTCTGCTAACTGGGAAAGCTGCATATTGAAAAGACGGGCCGCATCTTTTAACTTCCTTACCAAACCCCGATACCATTCCGCCCCATCCGTATAAGCTCGGTATCCATAAACAGCTATAATAGGAATCCACTTACCAGCAATTCTTTTAGGCTTTTCAAGAAATTCCTCGCCACTAAATACGGACTTCTCCACACGCTGCTTGATAATCGTGCGATCCCGCACAAACTGGTGAAATTCGCTCCCCTTAAGCTCGTCTTCGATAAGCTTATGATCTTCCTTGTTGTATGTTTCCACCTCCCCGGTTATCAGGTTGTTGTAAATAAACAGGGATTCTTTTTTCTTCACTACCTCATAACGAGTTGCCACATATATCGCTTGTAAATTGGAACTGTTCAGGTTTTGGAATCTTCTGGTGTCTGGTACATAAGCGGAAGAAGGCTCATGTCCTGGGAACTCGATCTCAAACGAATCACTTGTATATTGTTTCAACACAGTGCAATGCCTGGCGTCCCGTTTATCAATTCTCTCAGCCGAGTTATCCCAAAAGACGCTGTTGAAGGCATTGACAATAGGTCGCCATTCAATTCTTTGCAGGTCGTTTTCAGGGTCTTCCTTATCTTCAAAAAACGTGGCCAGCTTGAAACATCCATAACCACAAGTCGCGGCTTCGTCCACCGCATTATCAACAGCCATCTTGCCTGAGAACTGCCTGAAATCCGCCCGATATATCCCGTTCAATAGTTCAGCGTCCTCATCTGATGTTTTAGAGTCATCGGGTTTATACTCAACGCCAACCCTGTTCTGGTTCCATTCCCCCAGGAACCGGTTAATAAAATTACTGACAATATCAAATTGAAGCTTGACTCGATCAAAAAAGCTGTCTTCCTCAAAGTCTGCCCACATCGCACCATCAACATTGATAAAGCGCATATCCTCATTAGCTTTATCCCTTTGTTCGGAAAGATTGTCAGCATCCTTGGAAATATCCAGCTTGAACCTATCCAACTTCGTTGCGCTGTCTTCACCAATATTTTTAGTCACAGTTTTATCTGGCATTTAAAATCTTTTCCACCTTGGAATCGTTATAGGTAACTCCGCTTTCCTGTCTTTTATTGTCATCGACGGGAACAATCGGGTGAACCCCCAAACCATAGCATCCACTCTATCTGGTGATCCTTCCCCTTCATAACCACCGGCTGTCATCTGGCACATTTGGTTCTCCAGCTCATTAAATGTTCCAATATGTGATATTTTGCCCAATTGATACAGAGCAGAAATAGGTTCTGCCCGTACATGTTTCCCCCTTGTGGCCCGTACCCCATAAACCGGCAATCCTGATCGGATGCTTTGTAAATTACTCTTTATCAGGTCACCGCCTTGGTTTAATTCAATAATAATTTCATCGGCTTCCCATTTATCAAAGGCCGCAACAACTCTCTTCCCCCATTCCAAGGGAGTGCCTCGCATTGACAGGTCATCCAAAACGTAGCCTCGTTTATCGGCGCCAATACCCATCACAATAATTCCGTGCTCATCGCTATTTTCTTCACTTGAAACCGCATGATCCACGGACACCACAATTTTTCCCATCTCTGGGGCTTCACTTCGCCTATTACTATGCAAAGTCTGACGATCCCAAATAGCACCAATCGCCATAGGTTCATAATCACCCAACCAGATATGCGCATATCGACCTGGGTTATTCCTCTCATCAAATAACCGCTCCTCCTCAAGCACACCAGGAAACCAGGGGTTATCTGCGTAGGTAGTCTTGATAATTATTACATCTTTCGGGGTTTCCAAGCCCCTGAATAAATTATCCACAGGGTCACTGGCATTCCTGGGATTCCACGAAAACCATAACTCCGATTCTTTTTTGCGAATCGTAGGACGTAG